TTGATCAAGAAATTGATGATGAGAAGAAGAAAGGTTTTGAAGTTCCAACTGAAGTTCAAAATGCTGTAACTCAACAAAAGATGATGACTGATATTCAAATGGATGCACAGCAGCAACAAATGGCGCAACAACAAGATATGCAAGCACAACAACAAGATGCTACACAAGAGCAACCACAACAACAGTCACAACAAAAACCAAAAGCGAAAAGTTCATCTTCTAGTTCAGCAGATTTGAGTCTGTCAGAAACATCAATAGTAAGAAGATTGGCTAGAGTATTATAAATATCATTTGTTTAAATTTTTAATAAGGAAAAATTAATGAATACCAGAGCAATTATAGATTATGCAATTCAAGATGATGCCGCAGCGATGCGTGATGCTCTTTATTCCGAAATTCAAGATAGAGTTCATGCTCATCTAGAAATGAAGAAACAAGAAATAGCAGGCAATCTTATTGCACAAGAAGATTCAGAAGATATCTCTGATGATCAATCAGTGGAAGAGCCACAAGAATAATGAAATCATTTAAAGATTTTTCTACTAAAGAAACCGTCGAAGAAGATATCGACGGTATGCCTGGAGTGTTCTCATCAAAACCATCAGAACCTCCACAAATTTTGATTATGCGTAGAAAATCTATTCGTCAGTTTCCAAATGGACAAAGAGTTGCATTATATCAAATTGATAAGCTGAACAAATATATTACTATTCCTTATATGGAAAAAAATTGGGCAGCAGAAGAAACAGAATTAGAGATATTTGAAGCAGAACCTCTTGAAGAAAATGTTATTCATCATTTACAGAATATTGTAAATAATCATGCTGCTAAGTCAATTAAATTTAAAGATGGATCTTCAATGAAGGTTGATGCACAGACAGCAAATGCAATATTAAAAGTTCATAGTGCTGTCAATGATGAAAACAAGAAAAAGATTTCAGATATGGCTCACAAGAGCAAAACTCATTTTAAAAAAGTAGCAGACTTTGCTTGGAAACATGTAACTTATAAGGCTAAGGATTAAAAAATGGCTAACGCATTTTCATATCAAATATTAAAAGATGATACTCAATCCGCAGTTATTAAATTAACTGGTGTATTTGATGGTTCAGGACAAGAAGAAAATATTGCTAGAATTCAAGCAAACACATTGTATGGAGCATTAGATGCAAATAATGTACCGCTAGGAAGTGGATTAAGTGTAAGTAACACAGCTAAACCATATTATGGTCTAACTGTTAATCGTTGCTGGTATGATACAGATACAGGATCAGGATCAGTAGAATTATACTGGAGAGCAAACAACAGTCCACAAGCAGAACCAGATTCTGGTGTACCAATTATATTCATGCAAGGTAATGGAGAATATGATGGTGCAGGTAACTGGATTACAATTAGAAATCCAAGTGTAAACGCTAATACAAATGGTGATATCAGTATTCACACTAGAGGTCAAGTTGCTAACGCAAGCTACACTATTATTCTAGAACTGCGTAAAGATAACGCATACTATCAGCGTGGACAGTTTAATGATCCAGCAGCATTCAACTACCCACCATATGGCTTAACTCCATAATAGGAAAGAAATATGAAACTTATCAAAGAAGTTTTTGAAACAGTCGAATATCTCACAGAAGATAAAGACGGACAAAAACAATTATACATTCAAGGACCTTTTCTTGTAGCAGAAAAGAAAAATAAAAATGGTCGTTTGTATGAATATAATACGATGAAAAAAGAAGTTCATCGTTATACAGAAGATTACATTAACAAAAATCGTGCTTTTGGAGAACTAGGACATCCAGACACTCCTACAATCAACTTGGATCGTGTTGCTATTCTAATTACAGGATTGCACGAGGACGGTACTCAGTGGATTGGTAAAGCAAAGGTGTTAGATACACCTATGGGCAACATTGCTAAAAAAATCATTGAAGGTGGTGGCCAAGTAGGAGTATCATCTAGAGGATTAGGTTCTCTTAAAAACGTAAATGGTGTTAATGTAGTTCAACCAGACTTTTATCTTGCCACAGCGGCTGATATTGTAGCAGATCCTTCCGCACCTGGAGCATTTGTCGAGGGCATTATGGAAGGTAAAGAATGGATGTTAGTAGATGGCGTTTGGACAGACAAAGATCAAACTCAAGCTATTCGTCAAATCAAACAAGCGAGTAGAAAAGAGATTGAAGCAGTAAGTCTACGCATATTTGAAAACTTCATAAAAAAACTTTAATTATAAATATCCAATATAGAAAAACAAGGAGATTTCTAAAATGCCTAAATTCAATCTTTCTGAAGCCGCTAAAGAAATTTTAGACGCATCTGTTGCATCTAAGAGAAGTGGTCAAGATGCACCTTCAAGACTGCCAGCTAGTGTAGCATATGGTACTAAAGATGTTGGTTCAATCGGTGATGATCCAGAAAAGGATAGCGAAGAACTACCTGATTACACAAAAGGTGTTCCTACAGCAACTCCACCAGGAGCAACACCTCCTGTAGGTTCAGAGCCAATGAAGAAGCTTTCTGGTCAACCACAAGAAACAATGGGCCGTGGTGATCTAAGAACTATTCAGCAATCCGACGCTACAGATATGGCTAACATTCGTGACCGTATCGCAGGTAAGCTGGCTCCACAAACAATGCCTATGAATCCTGGTGCTACATTCCAATCATATCATGAAGAAATTGATATGTCTGATGATGTTGCAGCACTGTTAGAAGGCGAGAATCTTTCTGATGAATTCAGAAATAAAGCAACAACTATTTTTGAAGCTGCTGTTATGTCAAGAGTAGAGACAATCACTGAAGCTCTTGAAACAAAACTAACAGAAGAATTCCAAGTTGCTATCGAGCAAGTTAAGGAAGACTTAGCTGAGAAACTAGATGATTATCTGACATACATGGTTGAAGAATGGATGCAACAAAATGAACTAGCAATCGAAAGAGGCCTTCGTGCTGAAATCGTTGAAGAATTCATTGGTAAACTACGCAATCTATTCGTAGAATCATATATTGATATTCCAGAAGAAAAAGTTGATGCAGTAGAAGAATTAGTTGGTCGTGTTGAAGAACTAGAAGATTCTTTAAATGAAGAAATTCAAAAGAATATCGACTTCAAAAAACAAATCAACGAACACAAAAAAATTGAGGCTATTTACGCAGCATGTGAAGGCCTTACACAGACTCAAGTAGAAAAAGTCAAGTCACTCGCAGAGGGTATTGAGTTTACTACCGAAGAAGAATTCGCAGAAAAACTAGAGACTATTAAGGAATCATATTTTCCAAGTCAAGTTAAAGCTGCTGAATCGTCTGATTTGAACGAAGGCATTCAAATTGAAGATGAAGATAAAAAAGAAGTATCATCTTCCGATCCAATGATGAATGTTTACGCTCAAGCAATCACAAAAACTTTGGCGAAATAAATAAAATACCAATAATAAAAAGGAGACTTAGATGTATCTTTCCGAACAACTACAAAGCAAATGGAAGCCAGTTCTGGAACATCCAGAACTAGAAGCCATTAAAGACCCTTATAAGAAAGCGGTCACAGCGATGGTTCTTGAGAACCAACAAATCGCTATGCAACAAGATGGCGCACTTCTAAACGAAGCTGTTCCTGGTCCTACTAACATCACAGGTGGTGTTCAAAACTTTGATCCAATCCTGATTTCGTTAGTACGCCGTGCATTACCTAACCTGATTGCTTATGATGTTGCTGGCGTTCAGCCAATGACAGGTCCTACAGGACTGATCTTTGCAATGAGAGCAAGATATGCTAACCAAAATGGTAGCGAAGCTTTCTACAACGAAGCTAACACTATCTTCTCTGGTACTAGCTCACAAAACAATCCATATGGATTTGCAGGTACTCCAGCAACCGACGTTGGTACAAACCCAGTAGCAAGTTTGGCTGCTAATGCTTATACAACAGGTATTGGTCTACCAACTGCAACTGCTGAATTCTTGGGTTCAGATTCTAACGCAGTATTCCAGCAAATGGCATTCAGCATTGAGAAAGTTTCCGTAACTGCTCAAAGCCGTGCATTGAAAGCTGAATACTCACTAGAACTAGCACAAGACCTGAAAGCAATCCATGGTCTAGATGCTGAGACAGAACTAAGCAACATTCTGTCAACAGAAATTCTAGCTGAAATCAACCGTGAAGTTATTCGTACAATCTACACCACTGCTGTTGCTGGTGCTCAGTATGGTACAACAACTGCTGGTTATTTCGATCTAGACACAGATTCAAATGGCCGTTGGTCAGTTGAGCGTTTCAAAGGTCTGATTTTCCAAATTGAGCGTGATGCAAACGTAATTGCAAAGCAGACTCGTAGAGGAAAAGGTAACGTTCTGATCGTTTCTTCAGACGTTGCTTCAGCTATGGCTATGGCTGGTGTTCTACAATACACACCTGCTCTACAAGCTGACCTACAAGTAGATGACACAGGCAATACATTTGCTGGTCTACTACATGGTCGTATCAAGGTTTACATCGATCCATACTTCGGTGGTTACACAAGCAACCAAGAACTAGTAACAGTTGGATATAAGGGTGCATCTCCTTATGACGCTGGTCTGTTCTATTGCCCATATGTTCCACTACAAATGGTTCGTGCTGTTGACCAGTATACATTCCAACCAAAAATTGGATTCAAAACTCGTTACGGTATGGTAGCTAACCCATTTGCTGAAGGTATCGTAAAAGGCAATGGTGCTCTAGCTGCTCGTAGCAACGTGTACTATAGAATTTTCGGGGTCAAAAATTTAATGTAAGTCTTTGTTTTAAAAGACTTTTAATTAAATCACCGTTAAGAGTGGTATTTAAAGAGAGTTCTTCGGAACTCTCTTTTTTTGTTATAAATACATATAGTTCTTTACTGGAGGTATTATGGAAGATATATTTGAATC